TCAAGTCCTGCAGCTTTCTGATTAAGGGTGTGTATGTCTCCGTCAATGATTTCATTTATAAACTCCTCGTCTTGCATATAGTGAGCAAGCATTCTTAATTCTAAACTAGAAGCATCAACACCTACTAATTTATATCCTTCTTCAACAGTCCAACAGGCTCTACATTCAGAACCAAAAGGGCTATGAATATTAGGTACTTGTGCCATGTTAGGATTTCTATGACTCATTCTTCCTGTGATAGTACCATTCGGAATAACAAAACCATGCACACGACCATCTTCATCTAAAGCTGATATCCAAGAATCTACTTGTGCTATACGTTTTTGATACAGTAAGTAGTCAGCAATTAATTTTGCTTGTGGAATAGAATCAATACGAGCTAATGTAGTTTCATCTACTATAGGTTGACCGGTAGGAGTAAACTTCTTAGGTTTCCAACCAAACTCAACTAGGTATTCTCCTATTTGTTTTCGTGATCCGAGATTAAAGTCTTGTAACTTTCTTCTGGTAAAAGGGGTGATGTCATTAGTAGGTGAGCGTTCTTCAAATTCTTCAGGGGTAAGTCCTTGCTTTGATAAAGTTCCATCTTTCTTTAATTTAGGTTGTACATCTTTAAGATCAATCATCTTAGGTTTAAACACCTTATGTACTTCATCTTCTGCTTTCTGCATGAGTTGACGAAGTTCAGCAAGTAATATGTCAGCATGTTTAGAATCAAACTTAAATCCATTAAGTTCTTGATCTTTAATTACTTTTGCTACTGCTTGTTCTAATGAAACAGATTCTTTATTAAAACCTTTACCTTCATTGCGAAGGTGTTGAAAGAGGACAGTATTTAGTTGGACATCACGAACACAATAGTCCATCATCTCCTTTGAATAGTTCAGGTAATCTTCAAACTCTATCTTTCTAAAGCCTAAACGAAACCCCCACTTCTCTAAACTATGTCCTCCTTCTCTAACGGGATTGAATAGTCTTGACATAACTAATGTATCTACAACTGGTTTGTGAGAAAGTTTTACATTCCCAAACTTCTCAACCATAGGTATATCAAAACCTATAATATTATGACCAATAAGTTTATCTGCCTTTTCAAGTAAAGCATAACCTTCCTCTAATTTATCCGGAGGATACTTATATAGTGTTCCTGTATCAGGGTCTTGAGCAACGACACAATGTATCTTAGTTGCTTTAAGATCGTCTGTCTCTATGTCAAAAACTAAATCCATATTATAATTCTAGTAGTTCATCTGCATCATCTTCAAATTGATCTTTAGGAACTTCTCGTAGCCTACCTGTTTCTCTATCGTAAAGCAAGTGGCTTGCTAATCCAACATCACCTGTGTATCTAGATTTTAAGACACGCATCTTTGTTGTATTAGATTCCTCTAAATCATCTGCCTGTTGATTCCTTTCAAGAGCAATAACACAGTCGGACAGTTGAGCGATACTCTGTGAACCTCTCAAGTGTGAGAGAGACACTTCAATACCATTCTCATGTCCTTTATTTCCATCCACTCTTCTTAGGTGGGATACTAAGATTAAGCCTGCTCCTGTCTCTTCAACTATACTTCTCAGTCTAGTCATGATGTTGTCGATTGCTCTACGTTCATCACCTTCGGATAAGGCAGACACTAACATATGTAAGTGATCTACCACTACCCATTTACAGTCACAGGCTACAATCATAAAACGAATCTTATTAAATATTTCATCAATACTATTCGTTCCAAAATGAGCATGTATCCATACTCTATTTTTATTGTCTCCATCATAAAGAATGTCAAAGAATTTATCCAACTCTTCTTGCGAAAAGTTTTCTCGTTCTTGATCTATATACAATCTCGCGTTAGCTTCGATAGATAAGATACCATCAACAGTTCTTCTCCAGTCTTCTTCAAGAGCAATAACTCCTACGTTATCCGTAGTTTCTTTGATAAGCCAATGTTCTAGTTCTCTAGTCACAGAAGACTTACCAAGTCCTGTACCTCCAGTAAGTGTTACCAACTCTCCGGCACGTAATCCATATAGCTTGTCGTTTAAACCTTGCCAAGGATAAGCAATACTTTCTTTCTGTTCTCTATCAAAAAAGTCTTGCCTTGATTCGGATACATTGATAACACCACTAGGAGTATAAACTTTTGCTGACCACCATGCCTCAACAAACTCTTTGTGTTTGTTCTGACGAAGCATGTCGTTAGCATCTTTGAATCCACTAGGTAGAGTCATAATCTTAGCTTTACTAGGTTGGAATAACATGGCTACTTTTTTAGCAGCTTCCTGTCCTTGCTTATCACTATCAAAACAGATCACAACATTCTCAAAGCTTTCAAGAAATTCTAAACTTTCTTTTACATCTTTGACTGCACCAGATGAACCACGTTTGATTGATACTGCTGCCCATTTACTACCCATTAATTCATAGCAAGCCATGGCATCACATTCACCTTCAACTAAGGTAATTGATTTACCTCCAGTCTGAAAAATCTGTTCACCAAACAATCCTGTGCCTTCAAAACTCCCTTGAACTGAGAAATTCTTATCTCGAATATAGCGTACTTTCGTAGCAGATAGCTCATGTTTGTTGAAATATGGATACAAATGTTGAACGATCTCTCCATTGCTAGAGAGTATAGATTTGACTCCATATTTACGAGCAGTTGCTTCTGAGATTCTTCGATCAGTTAATGCTACGTAGTCTCCACCATTTGGATTGACTGGTGGTTTGTCTTTTTTCTGTGTCACTTCTTCTCCTGTTATCGCTTGATTATAATTTAGAAAATAAGTTTCACAACTAAAACATTTTGCTGAACCATCTTCATTCAATGATACAGGGTCACTCCCTCCACAAGAAGGGCAAGCTAGTTTGTGTTTTATAAATGGCATATGTATTCCCTCACGTTAATAAAAAGTGTGTTGCTAGGTAGTGCATGGTGGTATAGTTCTTATTTACTTTTAGCCTAACCTATACTCTAATGGCACTGGATTTTAAAAGGCTCACTCCCACCTAGCTACACGTGATAGTTTTTTAAGAAGGACTATCAACCTACTCCTACTCTAAGATTATACTCACACTCTAGGAACTGGAGAGTTTAGGCACACTAGTCGGAGTCGCTAGACTCAGATAGTTCCTCGACCACTTCAGCATCATCTGCTTCTGTGTCTTGTCCTTCGTTATTAACTATCTCTATAATTCTTCCAGAGAAAAAGTTAATACCTGCTTGAATCTCTTCAAGGTCTAGGGTTGCATCTACTTTTTTTGAATTCAGTCGTTGCAATCTTCCAAAGACTCCTTGTCCTTCTTCAGGTAAGTCTTCTACAAAAATCTGTACCCCATCAATAGTTATGAAAGGTTTATTTTCTGTGTTATTTATTTCGTCATTCATGATTAAAACTCCAAATCATCATCTATTTGTTGTAATTCACTTCCATCAGAACCGGTATACTCTACTAAGTCTACGACCTGCACCGCTTGTAGGTCAAGTCCTTTAAAGTCTCCATAGTTATTAGAAGTTTCCCATTCCCTATATTGGACATTTACTTTCGAGCCATTGCCTACTGCAACATCCAAGGGTTCTTTATTGGCATCAAGAAGTTTAGGAGCTTGATTAGGAGTTCCATCTTTTCTTGCTACTTTTCTTTTGATAATGAGTTCTTTCTGTCCATCATTATCTCTAACTCTAAAACCCCTGCTAGTAAAACTATCAGCAGTCTTATCATCAATCAATAGAGTAACAGAGTACTCACCATATTTATTGGGTGTTTTAACCTGTGCCCAATTTACAGGTACTGTTCCAATTATTGGCATAGTATTTCTCCTTCATTAGAAATCGTTGAGGTTTTATGTGAGTCGTTAGACCTCAAACTAACATCAGTATGTACTGACCTACTATCTAACTGTTGGGGTGTATAGTGAGGGCTACATTCGTTAGTAGTATAACTCATAGGAGGTTAGTGTTCCCTCAAATATTGATTATAAATATAGCCTATAAACATTTCTAAATTATGTTCATCTATAAACTTTAAAATAAAATTAGAACCACTTGCTCTAAGTTCATGTCCTAGTTTCATCTCATACATATCGTTCATGATATTGTAATCTGAACCTAGTTTCAAGTATTGTTCCCTTGATAATTTAAATTCTGTATTACTTATCTTTTCCATAAAGTGTGGATTATATATCATGTGTTTAATTTAGTCAACCTCTTTTTTTAATTTGTTTAAAACCTTTTAACAGTTTTCTTTTTTTAAATATCTCACTTGTTCCATCTGCATATCGTACTTCAAGAACTCCTTTGTCTGCATGTAGAGCAGTCACTTGATCTTTAGTTTGTTGCTCTTCATACAGTTTATGAGCATCATATTCAGTCATGTACTTCTACTCCATATTCTAAGTCTTCAAAGTCTATCAGTTCTTGTAATCTCTGTTTGACTTCCGACCAAGTAGGGTGGAATGTAAATGCTATTGGTTCAATATGAACTACACAGATATTCTCTGCACCTAACCATTCACTAATTCTTTCGAGTCCAAAACGTCTAAACTCTTTTTCTTCTGTGTTTTCATCAGTACCTTCAAAGCCTGTGAAGTCTCCATAGAATCCTAAAGGTTTAATGATTCGTATATTATCATGTCCTCCATATTTAAAACTAACAGTCTGATTTTGTTTAACTGCTTCTATTACATCTAATGTAACTTGTGATATATCTACTGTCATTTCTCCTCCTTGATGTAACTATAGGTATCTCTATTCCATTTAAGTCCTAACAATTCTGTTAGTCTCCACCTCAACGTATCTAGATTACGAACATCACTTAACCATATATCTTGAGTCTCATACAAGCCACTTAAAAGATGATCTAAATCATTCGTAAGTTTTCTATAGTTCTCTAACTCTTCTGCAGATAATTCTATAGTTGTTTTAGTTTTCAAATGTTTTACTTTCATTTTCCTTGCCCTCTATATTTTTTGTAGGTCTGTTTAATTCTTTTTGGCATTGTAGAAGTGCCTACGTTCCTTCGACCCTGCCAAGTTCTTTTACCTCTTACACCTGTCTTTGATGTGTGGGTTATGTTCTGTGTTGCTTTCCTCATGAGTATATGTTTTTCATACTAGCAACATAACTCATAGCAAAAAGATCCCATGATGCCGGTGAATACTCTTTGATCTGTGCGATCTCAAGTCCTTCCTCGTACCATTGTTCCTCTAGTTCTTGTTGTGCTAAGTTACTCATAGTTCCTCCTTATGTTTTACAAACTCACATTCATAATTGTAAGGATGTACTTTTAGAATCTGTACACCTAACTTAGCTTGTGCTTTAGTCCTAGAATGAAAGCTTGTGTAAGAACCATATCGCCTGTCAAGTTTTAAAGTCTTAACATCAATCAAAGTTTTCTCACCAGTCTTATCAACTATTACTAAGTCTGCAAAGCCTACGCTACTAGCATTTCTAAATACCTCGTAGCCTTGATCAAACAACCAAGATACCGCCTTGTGTTCTGCAATATCTCCTATTCTGCTTCTGTTTATTTTAACTGCCATATCTATCAACCTCCTCAACAAAATCCCAATCGTCTGTATATAAGCCGACAGTTTCTGCCCACTTATAATCAGGGTCGTCTATACTTCCTTCATATTCCTGTATAGTTCCGTCTGTGTATGTTATATATAAAGTTCCATATTTTACACAATGATCTTTAACTTTTTTCCAATTTATTTCTAACTCTTCTAAATCAAAAACAATAGGTGCATTATAAATACATTCTAAGTATTTTGGTTTACTCATACTTTACTCCTCGTTGCCATTTTTTTATTACGTCTAGTTCTTTTGTTATAGAACCCATCTTGCATTAAGTAGCAACCAAATGCGATTCCTGCCGGTGCAAAGAACATTAGCATCAACGAAAAACTAAAATCTCTATATGCAAACACCACCACAATATGAGCCATACCACTTACTAAAAGCAGCACACTCCCAACGCTAAAATTAAACCAATTAGCCATATTATTTCCTCACTTTGTAGATTCCTGTTAGTTTCTCTTTCTTCGGATGTTCGGAATCTATAACACCCTGAAAGATTTCTTGTTTAACTTTAGAAACTTCTTTTGTATCTGTCAAGTTTAATATTTTGACATCACTTAGTTTAGGTTTCCAAGTTTTATAATTCTTTTTAATCTGATCACTCCAATACCAATTAATCATATTATCATTATAATCATACTCATAGATTTCAATTTCTTTTTTCTTTTTACTCAATCTCTTTATCTTTATCTAAAAGTTTTTTAACATACTGAGCATCAGCTAAATTTAAATTGTAATGCTCACGCAACCCATCTACATTGAAAGGGCAAGCATGCTCCTCTCTTTCTAGTAGTCGTGCATCTATAATTATTTTATGAATTCTATTTATTTCCATTAGCCCTCCTCAACTGATTTATATTCTCTAGTCAGAGAATGTTTAAAATAATCTAAACCTTTTGATTTATCTGTATACATGTACATAAACAGATCATCTTTGTAGCCTAGTTTATTCCAAAAGTTTTTAAAGATGTCATGTAATACATCTTCATTCTTTACATCTTTAACATATAAATTTTCCATAAGCCCTCCTATATATATTATATATTTAAAGTTATATAAATATTATTATATTTAATATATAAATATATTAATAAATATATAATTACAAAATATTGTATCATGTTTTAAAAGTTTGTCAAGAGATTATATCTAAAACTATTAATGATGATTCTATTTCTTCATCAATTATTTTATTAAGTTTTAATTGTGTTACTTTTAAATTAGAGATCATTTCTAAATACTTAGGTTCTTGCGAAATAGCACCTCGTATCCATGCTAACTGTTTATTTAATGTCTCTGTTAGTTCTTTTACTTCTTGATTATAGTGCATGTTCTGTACTCCATATTATTTCGTGTGCTGTTTTTTCAAAGTCTTCAAAAATGTCTATAATAGATTTCATATCTTCAAATAATATGTCACAATATCCACAGTCAATTAATTTTATTATAAATCCTTCTTCTGAAAAGATTTCAGAGCCAGAAGTTAATTCTGCTACCCCATCATCTGAATCAAAATATAATACCGAACACCACATTTCCTCTGATTCTTCGTCACACTGTTTACTTAAAAAGTAATTAGCTCCATTCATATTATATCTTGCCTCTTTATATTGCTCTACTGTTAGATTATATGTCTCTAATAATTCTTTTATTTCATCTTTCATTTTATACCTCACTAATTAATGGCTATTGCATTTTCAACGTCTACCACAAATCCTGAATCATCTTTCCTTGCTTTGCCTTTAGCTTTGAGTCCTACTATCACCCCTCGTTCATCTAAGAATCTTAAATCGTCTTTGTCGCCATTAACAACCTTCACATTTTTAAATGATTGAGGTAATTCTTTTCTAAATACTGTTGCTACATTCATGCCCCTGTTTAGAGCTTCTTGCCAGTACTCAGCATATTTTTCGTTAGCTTCACTATAGCTCCACGTCAAATGATAATTCTTGATATGCTCAACCTTTCTTGTTGGTATCTTTGTATAATCATAAAATTGTACTTCTGAAAACTCTTCGAAGATTGTATTTCCATTATCAAGCTTTATCTTTTCAAATTGAATATCACTTGTTCCATTCAACCTAACGCAAGGCTTAACAGATAGCCGATCAGCTTTGCGAATCAATGCCTGAATATCTTTGACTATCAACCGCATAAACTCCGCTTGATCTTCAAAAAATAAATCTGTTTTTCTTGCTCTCGCTCTAAGAATATTATTACTGATCTCGCCCTTCTTGATAATACCTGCTCGCCCTGACGTATTCAAGCAAGCAACCTTGCACCTTGCAATATCTTGATACGGACACACTTTAGTATTACGTGGGTCGAGGTAAAGAATACCTGTTAGATATTCTCCACCTTTATCACTTTTAATAGTCTTAGAATTGTTGCCAATTCCTAATAATTCCATAAGCCCTCCTTATTAATTAAACAATGGCTATTTCTAGCCCTCTTTGATTTTCATGACATTGCTGCCCTACTTCTCAAAACATAGAATAAACTAAATTTTTTATTTAGTCAACACTTTTTTATAAATTCTTTTTCAAAAACTTATAAAGAAATGGAGCAGTTTAACAAGTTGCTCAGCTTGTACGGGGTTTATACTGTATATAATGGATTCTTACCATATTCACCTATGCTTGTATGAATATTAAACCATTGATAAGGCGTTAAACTTCCTTTTCTATTGGTGTTGGTATCGTTCCATCTATTATAAACTTTTAAGATACGTTGCCTTTTGATTTTATCGCTTGACTTCTCAAAAGGTCGCATACCCTTTTTTATTTCTTCCCCTTCAACCTTAACAAAAACATTCTTTAATTCTGGTGTTAAAGTATTGGGGTTTATAATATGCATTGCTTTACGCATAACTTTGTAACCCTCTTAAGCTTTCATGACTTAATTGCCTTACTAACTGACACATACTTTAAAGAATAAGTAAACCTTAGTCAAGAAAAAAAACATATAA